GTGCCGGCGCCCGGCCGGCCGCCGGTGCTGGGCGTCGACGTCGCCCTGGACCGGTCGGCCGCGGCGATCGTAGCGGTCTGGCCGTCGGTCGCCGGCCGGCCGACGCTGGAGCTCGTCAACTACGGGCCCGGCGTGTCCTGGGCGGCGCCGCGGCTCGCCGAGATCGTAGCCACGCACCGGCCCACCCGCATCGCCGCGACCGGGTCCGGCCCGGTGCTGACCGTGGTCGAGGACGCCGCCCGGCTGGGCGTGACCGTCGACACGTTGACCGATCGGGAGTACACCGCGGCGTGCGCCGGGCTGCTCGACAAGCTCGCCGACCGGGCCGTCGGGCACCGCGGCGAAACCCGGCTTGACGCGGCCGCGGCCGGCGCCGGCCGCCGCATCATCGGCGACGGCTGGGCGTGGTCGCGTCGCGGCTCGGCCGCCGAGATCAGTCCGTTGGTTGCCGGGTCCGTCGCGTTGCGCGCGTTCGCCGCGGCCCGGCCGCCGGTGCGGCCCGTGGTCAGCGCCGGCTGACCAGCACAAACGCCCTGAGCGGGCCGTGGCCGGCCGAACCCGGCCGGCCCGGGATGATTCCATGCGGAATCGAATTACACGCGTGTCAGACTCTCGTGCGAGGGTGCAGGGGTGCGGCGAATCTCCCGGGTGGACTGTGGTTACGCGTCGTGGCTGCCGCTGTGTGTGCATTGTCCGTGGCGTGGCCTGCCCCGCGCGTCCCGGGAAGACGCGTCGCGGGCAGCCGACCAGCACGCGATCGCCGTACACGGCGACCAGACCGCCCGGGACACGGCCGGGCAGCGTGACCGCCGCCGCTCGGCGGTCGCGTGATGTTCGGGCTCGGCCGCACCCTGGCGATGGCTATGACGGTGCCGACGGCCGGCGTCCTCTCGCCGTGGGTCGATCAATCATTCTTGGAACGCGTTGTCGTGCCGGACATGTGGCCGGCCGACGTGCCGCGGCCGATGACCCGCGGCGAGGCAATGATGGTGCCGGCGGTGTCCCGGTCCCGGCATCTGATCTGCGCGACCACGGCGCGGCTGCCGCTCCAGGCGGTCCGCGGTGATACCCCGCTACCGGACCCGGACCAGCCCTACTGGTGTTACGGCACGGATGGTCAGCTCGGCGCGCTGACCACGGAGCAACGCGTGCGGTACGCGCTGCCGGTCGGTCAGTCGCCGTTCGTCCGGATGCTCGGCACGTGTGACGATCTGCTGTTCACCGGGTGGGCGCTGTGGCTGGTCACCGCGACCTACGCGGACGGCCGGCCCCGGTCGGCGGTACACGTCGCCGCCGGCGGGTGGGATGTGGCCCCCGACGGTGTCCTGGTCGACGCAGACGGACACCCGTTCACCGTCGGCCCGGACGACGCGCCGGCCCCGGTGATCCTGATCCAGGGGCCCCACGAGGGTGTGCTGACGTTCGGCGCCCGCAGTATCCGCGGCGCCGGGTCACTGGAGACGACGGCCGCCGACGTCGCCCGGACCCCGTTCCGCATCGGGCTGCACCAGACGACCGACATCACCCTGACCGAGACCGAGCAGGCGCAGATGGTCGCCGAGACGAAACGCGCCCTGGCCGATAACCAGGGTGTGCTGTTCACCAACAGTGCCGTCGAGGTCACTGAGTACCGGCTCGACTCATCGGAGCTGCTGGTATCCGGCCGTCAGGCGGCCGCGCTCGACGTCGCCCGTCATATGAATCTGCCCGGCGCCCTGATCGATGCCGAACCCCAGGGCGGGTCGACGTTGTCCTACTCGAATCCGACGAGCCGCAACCAACAGTGGCTCGACTACGGACTGCAATCGTTCTTGGACGCGGTCGCCGCCCGGCTGTCGATGGATGACGTCGTCCCGGCCGGTCAACGCGTCGCATTCGATACGTCCTCGCTGACAAGTACTTTGGCGCCGCCGCTCGGCGCGCCGACCCAAGACTGAGAGGTTGCCCCCCATGCCCGCATCCCGCGCGCTGCCCCTGATCGTCTGTGACCGGGTGATCGACCGGCACCGGCGGCTCACCCTGGTCGCCAGCGACGCCGTCGTGGCCGCGGCCGGCGCCGCGCCGACCGACCGCACGTTGCGCGGCCTGGCCCTGCCCTACGCCGCGGACGGTCGAACGTCGGCCGGCCGGGTCCGGGCGTCCGCCGGCCGGGTCCGCTGGGCGTCCGATCTGCGGCGCATCAAAGTGTTCGCCGGGCATGACCGGTCCCGGCCGGTCGGCTACGTGACCGCGCTGCGCGAGACCGGCGACGGGCTGACCGCCGAGATCCACATCGCGCAGACCCCGGACGGCGACGCCGCCCTGCTCGAGGCCCGGGAAGGCACCCGGGATGCGCTGTCGGTCGAGCTGGAGGACGCCGAGCTGGACGACGCCGGCGAGCTCATCGCCGCCGAGCTGGTGGCGATCGCCCTGGTGCCCTTGCCGGCGTTTTCCGACGCCCGGATCGCCGCCGAGCTCAACGAGCCGGCCCTCACGCCGCCGCCGGCGCCCGCTGCCCCGCCGGCGGCGCCCCCCTCAGCGGCGCCGGCGCACGGACGGGCGCCGGCGGCGCTGACCGCGCAACGCCGGCCCGCCGCCGGCGCGTTGACCGCCGACCAGGCGGCCGCGCAGATCGCCGCCGCGTACGTGGACGGCGGCCGCACCGCCGCCGCGCTCAATGCCGCGCTGGCCAACATCACCCCGACGTCCACGACGTCGGCCGCGACGAACCCGGTCCAGTGGCTCGGCGAGCTGTGGACGCCGGAATACACCCAACTCGATTGGGCCAACGCGATCACCACGGCGACGCTGACCGGGATGCGGCTCACCGGCTGGAAGCGCAACGACCCGGGCCCCGTCATCTCCCCGTACGCCGGCGACAAGGCGCCGATCCCGACCGACGGCAATCTCTCGTTCGAGCCGGTCAACGTCCTCGCGCACCGGCACGCGGTCGGCGCCGACTTCGACCGCATCTGGATCGACTTCGGCGACGAGTCGGTGATCAACACGTGGCTACGCTTGGTCACTCAGGACTACGCCAAGAAGCTCGACGCGGCGATCGGCGCGGCGATCCTGGCCGAGGCGACCGCCGGCGGCACCGCGGCCGATGTGATCGCCGCGGTCCGGCTCGCCGCACAGACGCTCAAACGGGCCGGCGCCAACGTGTCCTTCATCGCGCTGGCGTCCGACCTGTACGCCGCGTACCTGGACATTCCGACGGCCGCGGCGCCGTGGTGGCTCACATCGTCCAGCTCCGTGGATCTGGCCGGCGCGACCGGCAACGTGAACAATCTGCGGGTGTTCGAGTCGCCGATCCTGCCGGCCGGCACCGTGACCGCCGGCGATCGCCGGGCCGCGACGCAGTACACGCCGCGGGGGAATCCGTTCACCGTCCGCGCGGTCGATCTGGCCAACGGTGGCGTCGACGTCGGCGTGTTCGGCTACTCCGCCGAGCTGGTCAACGACCCGCTCGGCATCGTCACCGTCACCGTCACAGCCGGCCCGTAATCACGATGCCCACGTTCACCCCGGCCTGGCTCGACGTCGCCGACGTCAAAGAGCAGCTGCGGCTGTCCGCGGCCGACACCGGCGACGACGCTCTGGTGACCCGCTGCGCGGCCGCGGTCGAACCGCAGGTGCAGCGGGCCCGGCCGGACCGGTGGACGGCCGGCCGGGTCACTTACGAGCCGGACCCGGAGATTTACCAGGCCGCGGTGATGTTGGCTGCCCGGCTGGTCCGGCGCCGCAACTCGCCGGGCGGTGTCGAGACCTTTGGCGAATCGGTGACCTACGTCAGCCGGTATGACCCGGAGATTGCCCGGGCGCTGCGGCAGGGGCTGTACGCGGTGCCCCAGGCCGGCGGTAGCGTCGCCGCGCTGGGCCCCGGGGTGAACCCGCTATGAATCTGGCCGGCGCCGTCCAGGACGTCGTGGATCGGCTGGTCGCCGGCGGGGTGCGGGCCGTGCTCGATGAGCGTGACCTGAATCCGCCGGCGGTGTATGTGGCGCCGCCGGCCGTGGCCTGGCGGTTCGGACACGGCGATTTCGACGCGACGTTCACGATCTGGTGTGTGACCGGGTCGGCCGGCCGGTCGGTCGACCTGGTCAACCTGGGTGACACCGCCCGCGGCCCCCCGGCCGATCTGCTCATCCCGCACCAGGCGGCGCCGCTGCCCGCGTACCGGCTGACCTGGGCCGAACGCATCCGCCAACCACGCGCACAACCTAAGGAGTGAGCCATGCCCGTACTCGGACCCGGCACGTTGCAGATCGGTGCGACCGGCACGGAGATAGACGTGAGTTGCCTGGTCAACGGCGCCCGCATCAAGGCCGACAAGAATCAGGGTGATTCGACGACCAAGCTGTGCGGCACTAAGGTCCCGGGCAGCGTTACATATGATGCGAAACTGTCCGGCAACCTGGACATTGACCCCGATGAGGGTGCGGCCGGACTGTTCGCGTTGTCCTGGTCGGCGCCCGGCACCGAGCAGGGCTTCACGTTCACGCCGTCCACGGCCGACGGCACCGCGGCGACCGGCACCCTGGTCCTGGACCCGCTCGATTTCGGCGCCGACGCCTACGGCGACACGCTGACATCCGATTTCGAGTTCGCGGTCGTCGGGACCGTCACCTACACCTACCCGGGCGGCGCCGTCGCGTCGATGGAGCTGGGCCGGCCCATCCGGGCGCAGACCCGGCGGCCGCTGCCGGCCGCGCCGGCGCCGACGCCGCCGGCCCGGGCCAAAGCCAAGTGACGGCCGGCGCCCGGGTCGAGCTGGTCGGCGGCGACACGTTCGCCCGGACGCTGCGCGACTTCGGCCGGGAGCTCGACTCGTTGACCGAGGCGCACGCGGCCGCCGGCGCCGCGGTCGCCGACGCCGCCGCGCAGCGGGCCCGCCGACGCACCGGCGCCCTGGCCAGCTCGTTCGCTGCGACGGTCGCCGACCACGGCGTCCAGATCGGCTCACCGCTGCCCTATGCCGGCGTCCAGGAATACGGGTGGCCGCGCCGGCACATCACCCCGTCCCGGGCGCTGACGTCGGCACTGGACGCGTCGACCGGCCGGGTCGACCAGATCTACACGGCCGCGGTGACCGCCGCGGCCGCACACGTGAGGGGAATGTGAACCATGAGCAACCTTGCTCCGGTGCCGGACGTGCCGGCCCGGCTCGACCTGGAGGTGCCGGTCGCCCGGTCCGGGCTGACCATCCCACTCGTGCGGGTGGTCCCGGCCGACGGCGACCCGTACGAGATCCAGTGCTATAACCCGGATCTGCTGCTGTTCGAGGAGACCGCAGCACGGCACCGGTGGAAAGGCCCGGCCGACGCGCCGTTCCGGTGGCTCACGTTCCTGGCGTGGGCCGCGTCCCGGCGCACCGGCCGGATCACCGCCGATGTCACGTGGGAATCGTTCGCCGCGACCACGCTGGAGATCAGCGACGCGCGGGCCGCGGCGACCGCGGACCCTACCCGGCCGGTTCCCGGTCCCGGCTGATCGTGGAGATCGCCGTCGCCACGCATACCGCGCCGGCGCAGTGGCGCGGCGAGGACGACTGGACGCTGGCGACGGTGCTGGACGTGTTGGACCGGCAGGCGGCCGATATCCGGGCCGCGGCGAAAGGTAGGTGAGGCGCGATGGCCGGCGGCATTGATCTGTTGGTGCGTATCGCCGTCGACGCCCGGAACACGGGCGCCGAGATCGACCGGGCCGCGTCCGGCGCCGAGAAATTCGGTAAGAGCATGGAGACGATGGCCGTGCCGGCCGGGGTCGCCGCGGCCGCGGTCGGCGCGTTCGGGGTCGCTGCGATCGGCGCCGCGTCCGACGCGCAACAGTCGGCCGGCGCCGTGTCGGCCGTGTTCGGCGACTCGACCGCGCAGGTCCAGGCGTGGGCCGCGGCGTCGGCCGACGCGGTCGGCCTGTCCGCATCGTCCTACGGTCAGCTTGCCGCGACGGTCGGTGCCCAGCTCCAGAACATGGGCGTCGACCAGGCGGCCGCCGCGACACAGACGAACGAGCTCATCACGATGGGCGCCGATCTCGCGGCGACGTTCGGCGGGACCACGGCCGACGCGGTGAGCGCGCTGGGTGCGGCGCTGCGCGGTGAAGCGGACCCGGCCGAACGGTACGGGCTCGCGCTGAATCAGACGGCCGTGAAGGCGCAGATGGCGGCCGACGGCACCGATCAGCTCACCGGCGCCGCCGGCACCGCCGCCCGGGCGCAAACGCTGCTGGCGATGGCCCACGAGCAAAGCGCCGGCGCGGCCGGTCAATTCGCCCGGGAATCGGACACCGCCGAGGGGTCGGCGCAACGCCAGGCCGCGGCGATGGACGATGCCCAGGCGGCGATCGGGCAAGGCTTGCTGCCCGCGTATACCGCGCTTCAGGGCGTGATGACGTCGGTCGGGCAGTGGATGCAACAGAATTCCACCCTGGTCCTGGTGCTCGGCGGCGTGCTCGGCGGCCTGGCGGCGGCGGTGCTGCTGGTCAACGCTGCGATGATGGTCGGCGCCGCCGCGACCGCCGCGTGGACCGCGGTGCAAACCGTGGCGTCCGCGGTGTCGACCGGCTTCACCGCTGTGATGGGCGCCCTCAATGCCGTGATGGCGGCGAATCCGATCCTGCTGGTCGTGCTCGCCGTCGCCGCACTGATCGCCGGAATCATCCTGCTGTGGAACAATTGTGAAGCGTTCCGCAATTTCGTCATGGGCATGTGGGAGGCGATCGCCGCGGCCGCGACCGCCGCGTGGGACGCGATCAGTGCGGCCGCGTCCGCCGCGTGGACGTTCATCTCCGGGCTGGTCAGCACCGTCGTCTCGTTCATCTCCGGGTTGATCAGCTCGGCCGGCTCGACCATCGCCGGCGTCTGGGCCACCATCCAATCGACCGCGTCGAGCGTGTGGAATGCGATCAGCTCACTCGTTTCCGGCGTGGTCAACGCGATCGTCGGTTTCGTGTCCGGCATCGTCGGCTCGATCGCGTCCGCATGGAATAGCATCCGATCGTCCGGCGAGAGTGCTTGGAATGCACTTAGTTCCATCGCGTCCGCGGTGACATCGGCGATCAGTGGCTTCGTCTCGTCCATGTCCAGCGCGATATCGGCGGTGTGGGACGCGATCCGGTCGGCCGGCATGGCCGTGTGGGGCCCGATCCAGTCGGCCGCTAGCTCGGCGCTGGGCACGATCAAGGGCATCATCGATTCGGTCAAGGGCGCGATCGACGGCGTCATCGGCGGTATCCAGTCGGCGATGAGCTGGGTATCCGATCTGTGGGGCAAGATCACCGGCGCGGCGTCCGCCGCGGCGTCGATCCCGGCCGTCCCGGGCGGCACGTCGGTCCAGGGCTTCACCGCGGCGCCGTCGCTGGCGCGGACGCTGGCGGCGCCCCGGGCCGCGCCGGCGGCCGCCGGCGGCGCGCCGATCGTTCTCACCGTGAACGGCGCCCTGGACCCGGATGCCGTGGCCCGGCAGATCCGGGCGATCCTGACCGGCCAGGACCGCCGCGCCGGCGGAATCGTGCTGTGACCGGGCCGACGAGCGCGCCGCCGACGTGCATGCTGATCGTGGACGGCGCCCGCTACCCCGACGGTCAGCCGGCCGAGGCGCCGGCCGACCCGGTCGCGTTGACCGATCTGCGGGTGACGTGGGGTCGCTCGACCACGCTGGACCAGCCCCGGCCGGCGACGTGCGCATTCACCGTGCTGGACCTGCCGGGCGGCCGCCGGTTCACCGACACGCTGACGGTCGGCTCGCGCGTCCAGGTCCGCGCCGACGCCGTGATCTACCCCGACCCGACGGTGCCGACGATCGCCGACCCCGGATTCGAGGCGCTGCCGGTCGGCGCCGCGCCGTCCGTGATCGCCGACAACGCCGTGGTGACCGTGGTCGCCGCGCCGGTGCACGGCGGCGCCCGCGCCGCCCGGCTCGACCCGGTGAACCCGGCCCGACGGATGCGGGTGATCTTTCCGCCGGCGCCGCTGTCCGCCGGGCACGACCCGGCCGCGTGGGACACGGTGCCCCGCACCCTGCCCGGTCAATCGTGGCGCTACGGCGCCGCTGTACGCGTCCCTGCCGCGATCGCCGCGGTCGCCGGGGTGATCCTGCGGCCGGTCACGTTCACTCAGCCCTGGGCCGGCCCGGGCGTCACCGTGCTGGACCAGGCGGCGCCCGACGTCGCCCCGGACCCGGCCGGCTGGCGGGTACTCGACGCCGTGGTGACGCCGCCGGCCGGCGTGTGGCTGGGCGTGTGCGTGGACGTGTACCCGACCGGGCCGACGTGGGACCAGGTTCCGCCGGCGTTGACGTGGGACGAGATCGACCCGGCGATCACGTGGGACGACGTCGCCGCCACCGTGGTCGACGACCTGGTCATGCTCGCGCCGGCCCAGGGCGCCGGCCGGGCCGGTGAAGTGTTCACCGGCCGGGTGACCGACCTGGTCGCGCAGTGGGACGCTGCCCGTGGTGGCACGGTGCTCGACGTGACCGCGCAGGACGACACTGCCGAGCTGGGCAACCGGTACGTCGGCGCGCAACCCTGGCCGGTCGAATCGTTGGCGGACCGGTTCGGCCGGGTGTTGGCCGCGGCCGGGCAGACGATGAGCTACATCGTGGACCCGGCCGCCGCCGGCGTTCCGGTGACGTACCGCGACGTCGACAATCAGCCGGCCGCCGGTCTGCTCGCCGAGCTCGCGCAGTCGGTCGGCGGCGCATTGTGGTCGGCGACCAGCCTGACGACCGGGCCCTATCTGCGGCTGGAGGACATCAACGGCCGGGCCCCGCTCCAGGTCCTCGCGCTCGCCGACGACGGCGTGATCCGCATCGTCCCGGCGCCCGTGATCGGCACCACGGGCGTCACCCTCAGCGCGTGCGACGTGCTGCTGGACCCGGTGAGTTGGCACGCGGACGGCACCGACCGGGCCACCCGGGTGGCGATCGGGTGGAAGGACCAGACCGTGGACCCGGTCAAACCGGTCGACCGGACCGTGACGATCGTGGACGCGGCGGCCGAGATCGACGCCGGTCAACGGCGCGTCCAGATCGGTACCCAGCTCGCCGACCCCGATGACGCGTATGCGGTCGGTCAATCGGTGTTGGGCCGGCTCGGCGCCGGCGGGTGGCGCATCGCCGGGCTGACCGTCCGACTGACCGCCGCCGACCCGGTGCCGCCGGCCCTGCTGGCGTCCGTGATGACGATCCTCGACGCGACCAGCCGCATCGGCGCCGGCGTCATGTTGACCGATCTGCCGGACTGGTCGCCGGCCGGTGTCGCCGGGTCGGTGCCGCTGTACCTGGAGGGCGCCCGGCTGACCAACCACGCCGGCGCGTGGACGCTGGAGCTGGTGACCAGCTCCGCCAAAGCCCAGGGCGCCGGCGCCGTGGCGTGGGATGAGCTCCCGGCCGGCTGGACGTGGGACCAGGTGGACCCGGCGATCACCTGGGACGATCTGCGCGGCGTGGGACTCTGACGGAAGG